ATTATGTTAAGCTTGCTGATTTGAATACGCTCATCCAAGCTTATTTAGATAGCATTGCACCATCTGGACTTTACAAGAATAATATGGTACCATACATTGCGTATGAATACTATGGACCTCTTACAGGTTTTGATGTTACAGGAGCAGGATCTGGTGCATTCATTGATGTGTATTTGTGTAACGGAGGTAATGGTACACCAGACAAAAGAGGACGTGTTGCTGTAGGAACTACAGATGGAAGTATGGCTGGAACCATAGCTATGAGTCCTATAGTTAATCCAACTACACCAGGTAATCCAAGCTATTCACTTTACGGAGTGGCAGGTTTGAATAATGTGTCCTTGTCAGTTACTCAAATCCCTTCTCATACTCACACAGCTACAGCAACTGTTACAGATCCTGGACATAACCACCAACCTGCAAATGGTGGAGATTTTGCAATATGGTTCAATAATGAAGCTAACGCTGGTAGTGGCTCTAGTGGCTATGAAGTAGATGAGACTAATCATCCTTCTTCAACAAATATCAAAACAACAGGAATAACAGTGAGTGTTACAAATTCTTCAACAGGTGATGGATTATCTCACAATAACATTCAACCTACAATTGGTGCTTATTACATCATGTATATTCCATAAAATTATGATGCGAAATAATAAATGTTTAGGGTGTGGGTCACTTGATCCTTGTGGATGTAGTGATCCTGGTAATGACTTGCTATCAACATCGCAAATCAAATATGTTGGTCCTAACCTTCCAGGAACAGGGATACAGAGTTGTCAAGATTTGACAACAATTCTTCAAATAATTGATGCACAGATTTTGGCAATTAAAGAGATCATTACTCCTGTGCCATCAACTACATCAACAACTAGTAGCACCACTAGTAGCACCACGACTAGCACTAGCACTAGTACCACCACTACTACTACAACAACAACATCACCAACTGCTTTTATTTCAACTTGGAGAACTACAAATACTAGTGCGGGATCAAGTAACTCAGACCAAGTAAAACTTCCATTACAAAGTGGTGGTAGTTATAACTTTATTGTGAATTGGGGAGATGGAATTAGTAATATTATCACTGTTTGGAATCAAGCTCAAGTTACTCACACATACATCTCTTCTGGAGATTATACAATTACTATTACTGGAACATGTTCTGGATTTGCTTTCCAAAATACTGGAGATCGCCAAAAGTTACTAAGTATCACTTCTTTTGGTAATGTGAATTTAGGTAACTATTCTAATGGTATATTTAGTGGATGTACTAACCTAAATTTATCAACTGTTACAGACACTCCAAATTTGTCTGCTATGAATAGTTTAGTAAGAATGTTTGCAGGTTGTACTAGTTTAGCAACCGTGAATAATATAAATTCATGGAATACTAGTACTATTACTAACATGGAACAAATGTTTGGACTTGCAATACTTTTTAATCAACCAATAGGAAATTGGGATGTGAGTAATGTTACAAACATGAGATTTATGTTTAGTAGTGCATTTGCGTTTAATCAAAATCTAAACACCTGGGATGTAAGTAATGTAATAAACATGCAACAAATGTTCGCATCTGCTACTTCCTTTAATGGAAACATAAGTAGTTGGGATGTAAGTAACGTAACAAATATGCTTCAAATGTTTAATGCTGCTTATGTCTTTAACCAAGATATAAGTAGTTGGGATGTAAGTAATGTTACTACTATGGAACAAATGTTTGGTGTCGCAATTGCGTTTGATCAAAATATTGGTGGTTGGGATGTAAGCAATGTCACTAATATGGTTTCCATGTTCAATACTGCTAACGCATTTAATCAAAATTTAAATAGTTGGGATGTAAGCAGTGTAACGAATATGCAAGCCATGTTCCAGTCTGCGGTTTCTTTTAATGGAGATATAAGTAGTTGGAATGTAACAAATGTTACAAACATGAATAATATGTTTGCAGCGGCATCCGCATTCAATCAGAATATTAATTCTTGGAATGTTTCCAATGTTACAAACATGGCTGGCATGTTTAATGCAGCAAACAGTTTTAATCAAAGTTTGAATAGTTGGGACGTGTCAAACGTTGCAACTATGTCATCAATGTTCTTTCAAAATACTGCATTTAATGGAAATATAACTTCTTGGGATGTTTCAGGAGTAACTGATATGTCAACTATGTTTTATGGTGCTTCAGTATTTAACCAAAATATAGGAAGTTGGAACGTAAGCGGTGTAACAAGCATGGGAAATATGTTTCAAGATGCTATAGTATTTAACCAAAATATTGGTAGTTGGAATGTAGTTAGTGTAACAAATATGGGGGGCATGTTCAATGGTGCTTTAGTTTTTAACCAAGATATAAGTGGTTGGAACGTAAGTAATGTAACACAAATGGGGAATATGTTCAAATCAGCTTTAGTTTTCAATCAAGATATAAGCGGGTGGGACGTAAGTAATGTGATTAGTATGTTCTTTATGTTTCAAAGTGCATTTGCATTTAACCAAAATATTGGAATTTGGAATGTAGGTAATGTTACAGATATGCAATTTATGTTCTTTAATGCCACAGCATTTGACCAGAATATAGGAAATTGGAATGTAAGTAACGTTGGAAATTTCTCCAACTTCATGACAAGTAAAACCAATTTAACGTTCTCAGCTACCAACTTAGATGCTATTTACAATGGGTGGAGTTTGCTTACACTACAACCTAATTTAAATATAAATTTTGGAACAGCTAAATACACGTTGGCAGGTCAAGCAGGTAGAAACGTATTGACTGGAGCTCCAAAAAACTGGACTATAACAGATGGAGGTATATAAATTAAATTTAAATAAACTCTACTTTATTGGTTTTGTAGAGTTTCTCCCAGGCATTTAGTGTCTGGGAGTTTTATTTGGAAAAATGATTAAATTTGAGTAGATATAACTCTGAAAATCAGCAACACAAGATGTCAACATTAAGAAAATTAGTATCTGATGTGCGGTCAACGCACAAGATCATATCAACAGATAGCCTCATCACAGACAGAGCAATTGCCTCTGAAGTGCGAAACAATGCACTATTGTTGATAAAAAGAGAAACCAATCTAAGAAAACTCTGGGCAACAGATACACTATTTACCACTATTCCATGTCTGGAAATGTGTGAGGTGCCCATTTCAGAATGTTGCAATTATGCAGATCCTTGTTCAGTTGCTAGATCAACATATCAACTTCCTAGAATATCTGAAGGAAATTATCAATATGTCATACAAGGTGTTTATTCAATAAACGCATTATCTGGACAAGGCACTAAAATGAAAGAGATCACTGTTAATCGTTATCTCAACCTATTAAAACTTCCTGTTATTAAAAAAGAACAGTATTTCTGGATTTCAAATGGTTATCTTTATGTCAGCAATCCAGCATTACAGGCTGTTAGATTTGTAGCTCTTTTTGAAGAAGACGTACCTAACAACATTATGTATCCTGAATGTGGATGCGGAACTCCAAGCTATACAACTGATCAGCTTTGTCAGAATCCTCTAGATAAAGAGTTTGCTCTTCCAGGATACTTGGAGAAGCAAGTGTTAGACTTAACCTCACAAAAGCTTCTACAGAGCTATTTCAATCTGAAGACTGACATGACTGATGATGGAATAGATGGTCAATCACCAAACTCACCACAATTTAGATGAGAGTACCAATAGATTGGCGAAGTGCCTCAAAAGAAAACTACAATAATTTCAAGAGTGAGAAACCTGAAATAGACCTCTCTTTCGATGACTGGAAGAGAGTTGTCTATGGTTTCAATGAGATGTTTGTTGAACACATGCTTGAAACAGGGGAGAAAGTAAAACTCCCATGTGGAATAGGAGACTTTGCAATCAACAAAAAGAAAAGAGTGAGGGCTACATTGGTTGATGGTAAAGAGTATATAAATCTTCCAATCGACTGGAAAAAAACTAAAGAGAAGGGAAAAGTAATCTACAACTTCAACTATCACACAGAAGGATATTTCTTTGGATGGAAGTGGTTTAAAAGATCTTGTAGATTTAAGTTTTCTGATTTGTGGCTATTCAAACCAACGAGACAAAACTCTAGATTGATTAACCACTATTTGAAAGTTGATGAGAAGTACCAACATATTTATGCAACATGGAATCGTAATTAAAGATGAGCTATTACTATAAATTTAACTTCGTAAGCCCAGATCCAATCTACTCCACTGTCAAGGAAGAATTAAAAAGCTACTTTGATACAGGTGCTGTAGATGATTTGTTATTCCCCACCTATCTAGACAAATGTCTTAGAAAGCTGGGACGAGCTACATATGTGATAGCTGAAACAGCCCTTGTTGTAAGAGACTTTGAAGCAAGACTTCCAGATAACTTCTACGCTGTTAGAGAAGCATGGATGTGCACAGTGATCAATGGCTTTCCATATCAATCAGCTAATTCATTCTACTCTCAAGCAGCAACACAAACTACTATACAAATAAGTCCATTGACTATTCAAGGGAACGCTTGTAACAACCCTGCTTGTCTAGAACCATTGTGTGAGGGTACATGTATGCCAGAGTTAATTCAAGCTGTCTACAAGACAAACAACCAAGTGGCAATGTCTTACGAAAGACTATATCTTCTAAAGCCAGGAAACATCTCTGCAAGAAATAACTGTGATGTAAACTACACAGGTAATTTAGAAATGTATGGTCAAGGAGTTAACCCATTAGAAAACTTTACACCAGGCGCATCCTCATATGATTCATTCGATATTAGAGACAATAAATTTGTCACAAATTTTAGAGAAGGCGTTGTCCATCTCGTTTTCTATGCTCAAGATTACGACAGTATTGGAAACCAGCTTATTCCTGATAATTATCGTATTAGAGAATATCTAGAACACTTCATTAAATACAAAGTGTTTGAAACACTTGTTAATCAAACCAATGATGAAACCTTTAATCAGCTTCAGCAAAAACTTGTATATTACAAAGGACTTTCTGACGAAGCATTCATCATGGCAGATATCGAAATTAAGAAACAAGATATTTGGGCAAAGCAGCGTAGAATAAAACAACAATTGAATAAATTCAATATGTACGAACTTCCTAACAGAACTAATAGATACGGTAGGAGACGTAATAACTAATAAGTTATGGCTGAGCAAGGAGAAGGTAACGTCAGACAGGAGTATAACAATGCCACCACAGGTCTGAATTTGGATCAGTCACTGAATCAAATTCAAAAGGGAAGGCTAACTTATGCTCTTAATGCTGCTGTTGAAAACTTTGATTCCAATTCTGTAAATTACCAAAACGAACTTGGTAACGAATTCTGTATTCGTGTACCTGAAGGATCTGTTGTTATAGGTGAACACTTTATTATAG